TTGCCTTTTTCCGCCTTTATTAAGTATTCCTCCTGAATCATTCGAACCTCTACTAAAAAATATCGAAGCACTGTATTTTACGTTATGCAACATTGTGGGCTGCTGCTCGTCTTTCTGCGCTTTGTGTATACATTATACCACATATAATACTATTAGTCAATTATCGCAAATATCATAATTTTGCAGTTTCCTACAACAAAAAGCAGCCGCCATTTCTGGCAGCTGCTCTTGATTATCTGTTAATTTTTGTCAGGAAAAATATTCTGATAAGTATTTTTCCAAAACGCTTCACGTTCCTCAAACGGGTATCCTGCTTTGACCAGATGTGGTTTGATTTCACTTATTGCTTCCGGGTCAGTGGCAATCGCTGAGACGATATCCTCTTTGTCATCTACATACCAGCCAGCCGGATAATGCTCCGGGTCTGTTTCGCTGGCAGCATGATAAATTGCAACGCCATCATTGACCGCGTGTAGGATGCCGAGTGTCAGACAGGTTTCAAGGATTTCACGAGCGAAAAGCTTATTCAGCATCGTCAAGCACCTTCTTTCCCTTTGCATCGTAGCGCGTATCCCACTGAGCGATTTGGTCGGCTCCGACAATGCCACGGAGACTCAGCAAGCAACTGTTTTGCGGATGACACCAGATAGTGCTGGGTGCTTCATTTTCAAGGAAGGCACCGCAAAATGGGCAAGGTTTCTTTGGACTGATTTTGTTTGACCGCAGCATGTTTACAACTCCTCGTACTCAATGTCATACTCCTCGAATGCATCGAGGACATCATCGTAGAAGGAATCATCTGCCATGATGCGGTCTCCATCATCCAAATCGTAGTCGATATCGTAAATGTTAAGAGCATCGCATGCCTCATCTAAGTTTGGTGTATAAAAACGAACCATTTTTGTTACCTCATATTATTTGTATGACTCATCAAACGAATTATCTACTGTTTCTCTGTGTCCGCACGCTTCGCAAAGCAGGCAGCTACACGCTTTGTATGTTCGCCCTGTGGGAATGCCATGAGTGTCCAGTTCTTTTTCCAAGTACCAAACAGGCTTCATGATGAAACCGCAGGAAGGGCAAGAAATGTATGAAATGTTTTTCATAAAGACTCTTACTTATTCTTCGGACTCATCGTCTTCTTCATTGTCCGAGTCCTCATCGTAGTCCTCGTCCGTCGGGATGGCATCTGTCACCTCATAGTGACCGTTTCGCATCGAATCGCCAATTCTACTGGCAACATCAGCGCTCATGTTTGCATCATCGTTATTCAACGCCTGACTTACCTTTTCGATAGCATCATCAGGACTCTCGGCATCGATGCAAACAGTGGTAGATACGGTAACTACAACATCATACGTGTTCATATTCTTTCTCCTTATATGTCTTTACTATGTTCTTATTTGAATCTAACGCAACCACATGGGCTGCAATTTCTTGGCTTATTTGCTTCAATCATTTCAATCTAACTTGATAGTTTTTTTGTATTCCGTCCAGAAGAACAGCCGCTGCGCTGCGGTCAACGCTTCTTCTTCGCTATTCTTCCTGTTTAGAGCCTCAACGGTTTTGTCGCAGTCAAACGGATAAGGAACCTTATAGGTATCGTCACCCTTTTTGACCAAGACATAATGCTGCTTATTGCTCAGATAAGTATCGCCGTTGAGACACTTCTCTTCTTGGCCTGCACAGAAAACATAGATGCGGCTATATACCGTATCCGTTTTTCTATCCATGACCTTGATATAAGCGGCCTGATACGGCTCATTGGGAGCGGTTCGATAAAGATTTTCCACCTCTTCTGCAGTAGCGAGTTCCATCACCTTGACATCGAACCGCTTAAGGTCGTCAACCAGAAGCTGTTCGCCATACGCATGGATAAACTCCATGATAGGATAGAAGTCACCCTCTTTTCGACCAAATTTCTCCCCTGCATGCGCGTAATAGCGGCAAGGATAGAAAATATGGTTGTCGATAGACTTTTCATACTTTTTGAGTTCCTGCTGTGTAAACGCAAATCCCATAGTTGCGTAGTTGCTGCTCATAGGAACGACCTCTACATTGTAGGATGCGATATCGGTCACTTCCTTGTATGCATCTACATAGTCGGCTTCATCAACGACAGACAACAACAATTCCGGAATATCCTTCTTATCCATTTCCCGCAGCTTTTCGTACGGGATGTACGGCAAGTCTGGGTTTTCCTCGTTGTATTCCCGAATTGAATCGTCATCATCAAGGCCGAGCTGTACTTCTACAAGCTCGCTGACCGACGAATAGCTGCAGCCATCTTCGTCATAGAATTTGCTGTACTTGATATCTTGGCCTTCGATGACAGCGTCATCCAGCTTCACGGTATCCTCTTTTGGAAGCTGCTGTTCCAAAGCATAGATTGGCAGCCTTGTACTGAGGTTATCGATACTGCCGGGAAACTGAAGAGCTGCGAGCTGCTTGAGATAATGCTGCTGTTTTTTAGTTGCTGTAAACATATAATTTCCTCCAATTAACAAAAATACCGCCACCTCTTACGAGATGACGGTATATCGATTTTGAATAGTGATATTTGGTGCTGCTTTTTATTTTTCGGATATACTTAGTATATCGACTTTGCAGCAATTAGCAATATTTCGGCGCTCAGAAGTTTTTCCCGATGATTGTCCCTTTCGGCTGACCGTTCAACCAGTCTATCCACGCCATATGACATTCGGGATATTTTTGCGGCTCGTGTCGGATATCGTTCAGCAAGACACCCAAATGGAACTTATCCATCGCGCGAATGCGTTCGATGCGAGTAGGGGTGGAAACGCTATCTTGTACCTGCTTGGCTGCACGGTACTCTTTCGTGTTTCGGAATGCTACTCGCGGTGTGCTGCCATCCTCGCAAAGCTCAACGACGCTCGTGACGACATGACCTTTTGCTTCAACTGCATTAACTGCGCAACACAGCTCGAACAGAACACCGTCGCATTCTTTATCGGGGACTTCTCTGCACGATTTCTCGTTGATGAGTACCGTCTTTCTTGTTCCTGTCAGGAACTTGATTTGAAACAGCCGTTCATTATTGTCAAGAACTTTGTACATTGATAGCCTCCTCACTCTTCTACAGGTTCATCGAATCCGAAGTGGCAGAAACCGTATTCGTCGCTCAGCCAGTCAGACACATCGTCAAGGAATTCCTCCTTGCCTTCGTAGTTTGAAGGGGTGAGATAATCCGGAAGCACCACTTCCTGCGGAAGCGAATCAAATACTTCCTTGTCACCATCGGTATCCCATTTAATGTTACGTACAACCATATTGCTTTCCTCCTACTTACTGTTTGCCCACATCAGGAACATTGAAGATGGCCTTTACAAGACCGTGAAGATACTTACGAACTGCATCGCCGTAGGCGTTCTCTGCCAGATATTTTTCGATGATGCGTAGCGAGTTTGCCTTCATATCGAAAAGATTCTTGCTGTCTGCAGTATCCGCAGTGAACGGCACAAAGACGATGATTTCATGCCCATCAGGGTCGGTATTTTCTCCGGTCAGCATGGTAAAATACGGATTCCAAGCGATATCTTTGGTGTTGTGCATAGCTTCACGGATGCCATTGCGAAGGCATACTGCCAGTGCAGGCAGCGCAGCGCCGAATGCATTTACAATGATATCGTTCAGGAATTTGTTGTTGCTGTTGATTTGAGCCCCGGTTCCAATCCAGTCATAATCATACAACACATGAACGGCAACACCCGTTTCGCCTTCGATAGTCATGACTGTTTCAGAAAAACCGCTGTCAAAATTAACGGCAGAGAGCGCCATCGCCGGAAGCTCGGGCAGCAAGTCGGTGCCCTTAAGGACGCTCGAATCGCCGAAACCGGGGAGAAAAACTTCTCCAAGGTTGTTCACCCACTGATGATAGTGGCTGCGGTTGCTGTAAATTTCTTTGAGGTTTAAGATATTTTCGCTTACTGCGCACATATACAAATCTCCTTTTGCTTTGTTTTTCATTCGTTTGAATCTGCGCGTTTGACATATGTCAAGCTGTCCAGTGTTAGATTATTCTCCTTACAGAACTCGTTGAATTTACCAATCAGTTTTCTGACAGCAGTACCATACGCGCACTCATGGGAAATCTCGAACTGGATTTCCTGTGTTTTCCCTTCTGCATCGGTATACCCAACCGTGTAGACGCAGGACTTGCTGTTTGCAAGATAGCCCTTCATAGCGGGTTCAACTTTCTTGCCAATGCTCTCGAAGTTTTCTATGGCAGCGTAATACTGGCTCAACTTAATGAGTTCAATATCTTTCGGCAAAGCTTCTTCGTTGATGTTGGCGTTTTCAGCATAATAGTAGCCGTAGACGTTGCCACAACCATCATCCCACATTGCCACGCTCTTGCGCCCATAGCCGGGGAAATCAAAATGCCACCAGCGATTTGCGTAAAGGCGTTTTTCGCTGATATGCTTACAGACTTCATCCTGCCACTTTTTGTTCATGTCAGATTTCTGTCTGAATGTCCAGATGGTGCGAGTACCACTCACATCAACCTTTTTCAGAAGTTGCGGTTTGAACTTTTCGTGTTCCTCGGACGACATTGATACGGAAAGCTGCGGCGCTATTTTGAAAGAGTGGTCGCATTCTTTGCCAAAATACTTGTCTATAAAACGAAAAGCCAAGGCCAAGAATTTGGTCTCCTCCTCTTCCTGAATAAAAAAGTTTTTGTACATCTGGCTACCGGGTTTTACTTTAAAAGCGATTTCTGCGATTTTCATAATGAATCTCCTTATTTGGTTAAGTGTGAGCGTTAATAAAGTTCTCGTCCAGAACGAAGAATCTGTTGTCTCGAACCGTATCAGCGGCATACCAGAGTTTATCTGCAACATTGTACAGATAACAATAGGTGATGTTTTCCTCTTTGAGGATGTTCCAGAATAGAGTCTCAGCGTTTTTCAGAACAACAGGAGTATCGACTATTATGCTGTCGATTTCCAAGTCATCGCCTCTGTCCCGATGATAGGCAGTTGTTATGCCTCCTTTAGGACCGTGACGAACAGGTGTATCAAATCCGTGCGTTTCTCCCTTGTCCGGGGCAAGACGCTCACGAACCATCGAAAGGCTTCCGAGGTCAACGAGTGCTGTTGCGAGTTCCGGGGTATTGTAATGTTCAAGAAGCATCTTGCCAAGATAAGACGGGTAACCATCAGAATGGCAATAGACGAATTTGATGATTCCTTCTTTGTAAAGGATTCCGATAAAGCTTGGTGTGCTCATTAGTCCTCCTCCTCGGCAGTCGGGACCTCAACAACTGTCCACCAATCCGTGAAATCGTGACCTTTGATGTAGAGGTCGCGATAGTATTCCTCAGTGGTGATGTTATCAGCTCCGTAGGATTTGCGATAAGTCTTTGCTTCTTCCTTGAACTGCTTGTGAGCTTCTTCCATGGCCGATTCAAATGTGGGGAACCGGTCGGTAGAATAAACGGACGGGTTGGACATATCGCTCATGTAGATGTTTTCGAGAATAAATGTTTTCATAAATTTTCTTTCTTCTTTTCAATCGAAAAAGTTTCTGGCTGCCAGTTCATTCATCATCATGCGATAAACATGACGGTTTGGGCAATACTGACCACTGGAAAAATAGACTTCATCGCTCATGCCAAGTGCTTTCGCGAGTGCTGCTGCAACAGCAGGGCTACGCGAATATCCGGCATCACAATGGACTATGATTTGCTCTACCCTGTCTTTGTATTTCATGAATGCATCCACGATTGTTTTTGCATCCGACTTAGACATTGGCGTTTCGCCATTGATGGTTTCGCTTGAATCAATATCGTCGAATTGCACATACGCGACATTGATGATGCTCTTGTTTTCCCTGCGATACTTTTCCAATCTATTAGGAATGGCCTTGTCTAAACACGAAATAGAAATAATCATCGTTGGAATGGTGATGTTTTCTGTGTTGTATTCTTGACCATACCCTCCAGCTGCGGCAAAGCATTGTTCTCGGTGCATGACTTTGATTTGCATGCGATTTTCATATCCTCCTTTGCAAGCAAAAACAGCCATCTCGTTTGAGATGACTGCTTTTACAGATTATGAATCAAAATAAATCATGTAGATGACGCTTTGACTTATCTTGATGTTTTTATTGTATTCACTTTGCAGCAAATAGCAAGAAAAAAAGCCCCCTCCATACGGAGAGAGCGCTGCGTGGGGGTTACCAGTCTACTTCTGGCTTGTCGTTGAGACTCATTGTGTCAACTCCGACCTTTTGGACTCGGAGCGTTCCACAAGTGAGTTCATCGAACGGCGCACCGTAGACATGGCGCTTCGACCACTTCCTCGCATACGCTCTTGCTTTGTCTTTGGAAGAAAAGGCGGTCACAATCGTCTCCTGACTGATTGCATCGCCAAATCCTCCATCGCATTCGTAGCAATGCAAGACAAGGTAGATTTCTGCGGAAGTGTTGGTGTTATTCATGTTGTTCATTCTAAGCCCTCCTTTTAGGCATTTCGATTGTGCGTTTGTGAACGAAAAAACACCATCTCGGAAGAGATGGTGGTATATTTTGCCAATTATAAATGCCGTTTGAGGGCTAAGTCGCCTGTGTTTGATTTATATGATACTTATAGGATATTAACTTTGCAGCAGATTGCAAGATTTTTTTTTAAATAAAAACCGCTCGCGGTTAAGCGGGCGGCTGGTTGTTAATGGTTAATGATGGTGTTTAGTATTTTTGGTACTGCTCGACCAGCGTGTACAGTGCAACGATTTCATCTGCATAGTCTTTGATACCTTGTTCTTTGACATCTTTCAGATATTCGCTGTAATTTGCAGAATAAGCAATTGGACACCTTTTGGATAATAGGAACCGGAAGCTGCCACACAAATCATGCAGGTCTTCTCTGTTCATATCCTCAATTTTCATGTCATCCATGAAATTTCTCAATGTAATATTGAGCATTTCATTGACCTTGTTTGCATTGATAACGGATGGTTTTATATCCTTGTACGGTTCAAGACGATGCAAAATAACATCTTTCAGCGCTTCACGCAAGGAGATTTCTTCCGGACATTGTTCTATCTCTCCATCACACATTTCGGTTTCGAGGTCATGAATGGAGGCTTCACAGACACATCGTTTCCAAAAGTTATCGCCCGTATCATATGACAAAAGCTCATCGAAAATATCACAAATGCTTTTTAGTGAATACATTCGATATTCGACATCTTGTTTATCCATTTAATTTCCTTTCTTGTATCATGTATTTATTATTGTTCAAGCTATACAGTCATCATCTGATGGAATACGTCGGCTGTGGATTGAATTTTTATTGTCGTTTCGACTGTTATTTATGGTACATCTTTATTATATTCGCTTTGCAGCAAAACACAAGAGAAACTTAGTTCAGACTTTAACTTTAAAAAGTTGGAGTGATTTCTTTTTGGAAATTCTATTGATTAGAAACACAAAAATTTCTTATGCGAAATCTGGAATCGATTTCTCAAAATAAATTTATCTTGTATTTGTTGACAATAATTTCTTTTTAGAAAACATATTTTGAGCTAAGAATGGCAATAAAAAAAGAGCCTCCCTTTTGGGGAGACTCTTGCCGAAGAGCGTTCAGGCACGCTTCGTCTTTGGGAAGACGAACACGTCACGAGACAGCTTGTGCGTGACGCTACCATCTTTGCGGACAAAGATGTAGTCGTCATGCTCTTGCAGTCCGTAACGGCGCTTCTGCGTGTTCCAGCAAGAAGCAATGCGAATACCGTTAGCGTAGCGCTCGGTGATGAGGAGAATATTGCTTCCCTCCACCTGCACAACGGTAGCGGTTTTGCCGTTTTCGCCAGTGCCATCGATAGTCCGGCCGCGACTATCACGCACAGGGAGAACACAGTGGTTGTCAATTTCGCAGAACGCATCGAAATTGTTAACCACGGCAAAAGCAAGCTTTTCGAGTTTGCTCTCGTCGATTCCACGCTCACTCGCACGCTGGAAGGCGTGACCAGAGAGGAGCATATACTCCACGTAGTCAAGTTCATTATACTTGACCTTGCTACCTTTGATGTAGCCGCAGTTGCGGTTGTATACTTCGTCATTCAGACGAGACGCGCGTTCTTTTGCGTTGCCGCAAGTGCGCTCCATTTTCAGCAGATTTACCATCTCTTTGGCATCCTGCTTGCACTCCTCGACGGTACGGAAATCATAATTGCTACGAATTTTCATGGTAATTTACCTCCAATGATTTGTTTTGATGCCCGCATTTATTTTTAAATCCGGGACGTTTGACGTCTTCTCCACCTCGTTTGTGGGGAAAATGGGGCGGAGTTTGCTAGGGTTTTATATAAACTGCAAGACGTCTCATAGGAGGCACCGCAGATTGAAAATAGAAAAACCGCTATCCAGAAAGAAACTGGATAGCGGTTGGCCTATATTTTTAACGACAACAAAATCTTTGTCATGGCTGTGGGGAGGCACAGACAGAGCTTTTTTAAAGATTTTATTTATCGAGTATCTACAGCATATTTACTTTGCAGCAAATTGCAAGTATTTTTTATTTCAGCTCTTCAGCTCGTTGTCGCGAAGCAAGTCGTTTGCCACTGCTACGGCATCACAGGTGCAGTAGCGTCCGCAGGTGTATTCGCACTGAGTCAATGTGGCGGAGCAACCGTTGATGCAGCCCATAAAGACATCCTTATTGCCGTTCTCGTCGGTGAAAATGCCGCCGGTCGCGGTGATGCTTTCAACATAGGGCAAGCACGGCTCGTCCGTGTTCTCACTCAAGTTCCAGACAATTTCCCAAAAGCTGATGAAGTTGTCATTGTACAAGAAAGAGGGGCGGTTACCGCTGTCTTTCCGAACCAGTTCTTCAAGGGCATCCCAAGGAATTTCATCTGTAATAAAGATGCCGAATGCGCCACAGGAAAAAACGATTTTTCCAATATGGCCGCAGATGCAGACATAGTCACCCACATGAAGTTCGTGACCCTCAGTATCGGTGAAACCTGTATCAAAACCTTTCTGTACCATTTCTTTTGCGTTTGTCATTTTGTACGCTCCTGTTTAACATTGAGTATTTGACTTACACGAAGATGCAAATGCTTAATCTTCCTCGTGAAAAAAAGTATGCGTGAATTCTGGATACCCAGCAAACACCTTCTCAACGACCTGAGGCAAGTCATGGATATCGTTCAGAACGAGCCGTCCTTGTCTATCGCGATATTTGCACCGCCTCGTCAAACGCCGAGAAGCTTGCGTTCTTCGGCAGTCAGTTTATCGAGAACCTTCTGCCTGCGTTCTTCCAGCGATTCTTGCTTGGTGCTGATAATGAAGGTATCGGCGCGGTTGCCATCCCGCACAAAGACGGGACGGTCTTTCAGCATATTCCGCATCGCGTCCAAACGCTCTTCCTTTGTCATGTCGTACAAGCCGGATGCGCCGGAAATGGAAATGTTGATTTCATCCTTTTTCGGGGTCTCGTCGTAGTCAGTGGGGTCTACGGCTGTAAAGTAGAGGGTGTAATAGTAGCACCTGTCAGCGAGCGCCAACGCGATGGTATCGATATTTCCCTCAAAGACACCAAGGTCAGTGGTGGACCGACCCTCACAGTCACCTTCGGTGGTGACATGCCAGAATCCGTATGCTTTGTTATAAGGTTTGTCGAATTCGGTCATATTGATAGCTCCCTCAGAGACACCAAGGTCTGTGGTGGACCGACCCTCGCAGTCACCTTCGGTGGCGACGTGCCAGAATCCGGATGCTTTGTCGTAAGGTTTCTTAAATTCAGCCATTATGATAGCTCCTTTCAAAAGTGGGTTTAATCGTCCAGCTCGTACATGAGTTCAAAAGATTCAGCTGGAACGATGAAAAGACTGTTTTTCTTGCCCTCCACCAGATATTCGTAGGGCATGATACGCATCACGTCATGGGTAAAGCTGTAAATGGTGACGCAGTTGTGGATGATATTATCCCTCACTTTCCAGCCAAGACCGGGATTTTCGGCAACCAGCTTCTTGATGTCCTTGAAGCTCTGCGCGTTTTCGGGGTCCCACTGGACAGCACGGATGCTGTTTCTTTTGTGATAATTAGCCATTGTAATTCTCCTTTTTTGTGTTGTGTATTTTATTATTTTTGGTGGGATTTTTTACGAAAATTGGTGGTCTACTAATTTACGTAAAAACAATTTCTTTGTTTTTGGAAATCTTAACGACCACGCGCTTATACAAGCAGTCGTTGACCGTTAGCATTTCGCGTTCGCAGTAGTTACATTTCGCTATTGTTTGCTTCATTTTTCAGCAGTTCGCGTGCATGGTCGAGAACTTCCTTTGCGACAGGCTTACCGCCTTCGTTAAGAGCGAGAAAAACTTCCAGAACTTCCGTACGGGTCGCATTCTGGTCAAGTTCAGCAATACCAATGGAAGCATCCATGAACCAGTTTTTATCCAGAACGGAAAGGTCGTTGTAAAACACACCCTTGTACGGGAATCGGTTCTCGTAAAAAGCAAGCAGGGTCAACAAACGCTGCTTACCATCGACGATTTCGTAGTAGTTGCCATCGTCGTTTGTACGATTAAAGGGCAACTGCTTGAAGACGAAACGACCAATTTCGCGTCCTGCGAAGATGCTGTCCAGCAGTTTCTCTCTGTCCTCCTCATCCCAAACAGAACCGCGCTGATAATCGGGGTTGAAATCAACACCGAACAGGTAATGATAGCTGAGTAGGGAGTACATGCTGCGATTTGAGTAGTGCAAACGGGATAGTGCAGAGTTGCGCTTTGCAAAATGCGTGTCTTTGTCATCATCCAGTGGGCGAACACTTGTCCAAGCCCAGCAGGAATATTCGACGTGGTTTGTGGTGGTGATGCGGATAAGATACATTGCACCATCATCCATCACTTCTTCGACAACACAGTTAGGAAGCTGTCCAACCTGCACCCTGTCTCCCACGGCAAAACGGTATGTGGGTGTGCCGGAGTTCTTTGCTGCGTTGCAGGCTTTCTCGTAAGAGTAGCTATCCGTTCCGTGTTTCTGCGGAGTTTTCTCCGGAATGATTTCTTTTGTGCGCATTTTAGCCATTGTAATTCTCCTTTTTTTGTGTTATTTGTTTTCGAAAAACGCAAGCATAGCCGTATTGGCTGCCTGCGAATACTGAGTTTCGGGATGCCGTGCAGCAAAGCTTTCTTTCGCAAAGAGATTGTTTGCGGAATGTACCGAATACCTCGTACCCTTCAACTTCAACTGCCAAGCCAGCTGATTCGTGTCACGTTTATGAGCATCAGTGATGCTCGTGACGAGAAAACACGGAGGCAGCATCTTGGCGTAAGTCTTAAGTGACAGGCATTCGGCGTAGCTGGTCTTCTTCCAATCCTTTTCAATGAGATAGGGCGCGATTGTGCTTATCTTTCTGCTGGAAAGGTCAAGGATACTATTCTGCAAGCAGACAGCCTTAAACGTGAGTTTTGCTTCCTGCGGTACATCGAACGGAAGTTCATCTTCGAGATGCTGCATGGATACAGGGTTCCAGAGAAGAGCGTATACAAGGCAAGCCAGTGCAGCACCTGCACCGTCACCTACCAGATACATTCTGGACATATCCGCACCATACCGTTCTGCACAGCGATGGATGACAACGAACGCCTTCAAAAGGTCGCCGAGCTGTCCGAACAAGTTCGTTTCAGGAACTGGGGTGTATTCCGGAATAAAGGTCAGATATCCTTGTTCCGCACACCATGCCCCAAAATTTGTGTTCAGAGCACTGCGTCCTGCAACGAAATTGCCGCCGTAGATGTCGATGATAACGGGGAATTTCTTGCCATCCCCTTCCTTGTGTTTCGGAACAAATGCAGAGATGGGCAGGCACTCATCACTTCTTTTCGTGATGATGTGATGCGTAACCTGTGCCTCGCTGCAAACTCCGATTGCAGTTATATTGGGTTTCGGCTGATTCTTAATGATTTTCTGTAATGAGCGCTCCTTGCGAAGCGCATATTGATTGATGTTCATACGTTTGGCGCAGGAGACCCGCGACTTTAGTCGTGGGATGAATGCGCCTTCAACTCCTTTCTGTTTTATTATCACGAAAACTGGTCAACGATGGACTGCATCGCTTCTGCGTCCCATTCGTCATCGATGCCTAGTTGTACAAGCTCGATGATGGCATCGGCGTAGTGCTGGGGCGCTGCGTCCCGGATTTCCTTGGCTCGGCAATGGAAAGCCCACTTAACATCAATGCCGCCGTTGTTGTTGTCGCAGCTTTCTTTCCACCCGCTGCCGTTGGTGGTATAAACCGAATAATGGTCAAGGGCTGCCCATTTAGCGGTTTCTTTGGCAAAGGTCAGGCAGTCTGTCAGATAGTTGTTGTAAGTCATTGTTGTTTCCTCCAATTTCTTGTATTGTTTTTCCTATGGTCATCACTTCTTTTCGTGATGATGCGATGCGTAACCTGCGTCTCGCTGCAAACTCCGATTGCGGTGGTATTGGGTTTCGGTTGCTTGCTTATGATTTTCTGCAAAGAACGCTCCTTGCGAAGCGTATATCGATTGATGTTTATGAAAGACTTCCTTTCGCGAGAAAAAAAACGACCATCTCATATTGAGATAGCCGTTAGGATACAGATTTTGAAATCAAAATAAATCAAGGAATGATATTTTGACTTATCTTGATGTTCTTATTGTAGCTACTTTGCAGCAAATGGCAAGAAAAAAGCCCCCTCCATACGGAGAGAGCGCTGCGTGGGGGTTACCAGTCTACTTCTGGCCTGTCGCTATTTCAATCTAACGCAACCCATGCGGGTTGCAACATCTCATATTGAGATAGCCGTTTGGTTACGGATTTTATTTCAATCTAACGCAACCCGTGCGGGTTGCAACAGCAAACTTGTACAAAAGAAGCAATAAGTTGTCATGCATTTTGTACAGTGTTTGTCTGTTTTTTTTGACCAAACAATATGGTCAGATACTACTTACTGCAATGGAATCATATCCTTTCTTTATAATATTTGGTGCGAAGCGACCAGCAAAACTATGTTCACTTATCATTCGCACCTGTAGCAAACAAAAATACCGTCACCTCATAATGAGATGGCGGTATGTCGATTTAGAATGTTTGTTTGCTTTTATTTTTGGAATGTATTCAGTATGCCTACTTTGCAGCAGATTGCAAGTATTTTTTTTCAAACTCCGAGCAGCAAATAGCAAGAAAACTCTACATGGACACATCGACGATTGCGCGATAAATTCGGTTTTCGTACTCAATTTCCCACGTCTGGACAAAGGTGTCATCTGCATCTGTACAGGCGACTTGTCCGCCTCCCAAACAAGAGGGAGCAAACAGAACCGCTTCAGTCCAAGATGCGTCAGATGCATCGTCACCGCCTCCGCAGCACTTGATGTCCATCTGCATGCCATCATCATACTCGACTGTGACAGAAATGGTGTTGTCCTCGCTTTGCATGTTTTCGCCGCTCAGGTAAGAGTTAATTTCCTCTGCCTCACTCGGTCGAATGCTGACCGTACGCTCAAATAACGTTTTTTCTTTCGGACATTCAGTGGCGCTTCAACTTTTTCCGGGGGCTTTATTTTTTCAGCCATCTTCTCGCTTCAAAAATTTGCCACTATAAAACGGGGGATTTAAGTTTTAAACCTTCGTTCTGACCGAGAAAATAGTGCAAGTCCAAAAACACCTATTTCGGGTGTTCGCTTTTTGGTTCTTGAATCCGTATGCCTTTTTAAGTATTGTATCCAGCTCGCACATTCCGGCAAGTATGAGGGCACAAAAAACAGCAGTCGCTCCGTTCTGGAGTAGCTGCTGTCGAGTCAATTTGAATAAACCCCCCGGAAAAAGTTGAAGCTTAGGTCGTTTGCCACAATCATTTTGTGAGAGCTGAAGAATTCAGAACCCCCCGGAAAAAGTTGAAGCCTATACAAAATGCTATGCCATTCAAAAATCGGTGTTCAGTCTAAAACACCCGGAAAAAGTTGGATAGCCTGGTTTTGTTCTTGATTATTTGCCGTAGGTATGGTATAATATAAGTATTGAATCAAGTTCGTATGTAAACGCAAGAACCTGCGTTTACTTGATATGGATTTTATATGAAAGGATGTGGCCAATGCGAAATTTTTGCAGTCTTAATGCGGAAAATTCGCGAAAATCATGAAGAGAATTACGAAACAGCTATCATCGCTCGCTGTTGCATGCGCAATGGTTGTTAGCCTTGCGGGATGTGGCGTAAGTGTTACCGGAGTATCTTTTGATATTCCAGATACACTTGAAAAAGGAAGCAGCATTATGGCAACACCTGAATATGCCTATAATGGTGAAACGCCAGAGGCTGCAAAGGCAGATGACCTTGTGGATAAGCTGGGAATGAGTTATACCTCCAGTGACCCAAATGTTCTGACCGTCGATGAAAATGGCAACATTACTGCGGTTGGCATTGGTACAGCAGAGGTTGCAATGTCCAGCAAAGATGGTAAGATTACCACGAGCAAGGTAGTAGAAGTTGTTGTAACACCTGTCAGTCTTGATATGGTAGACAGCATCACTCTCACAAAGGAAAACAACAGCAAAGCTAAGTTGGAAGCTGTTGTTCAGCCGGAAGATACAACCCATGTTGAAATTGAATTCACTTCTTCCAATGAAGATGTTGCAACTGTCAACAGCGATGGTGAAATCAATGCGGTTGATGTTGGTGAAACCACGATTACTGCCAGCATTAAGGAAACAGACCTTACCGCAGAGTGCATTGTAACCGTTGCGCCAGACATTGAAAGCATTGAACTCAGTGACACTTCTCTGAAGATGAAGAAAGATGGTACTGCTCAGTTGACAGCTACCGCAAATCCGGATGGTGCATCTATTGATGGCATCGCTTTTGCATCTGATGCGCCCGATGTGGCAACCGTTGATAAAGAAGGAAATGTTACCGCTATTGCCGATGGCAAGGCAACGATTACGGCTTCTGTCGGTGATGTTTCTGCTGAGTGTGTTGTAACTGTTGATTCTACGAGTAATTCGCCTACTGGTTCCGCATCTTCCGGAACTAATGGCAATTCTAATGGTGGTTCGAGCGACACCAGCTCTTCTGCATCTGCTCCCGCTGCGTCTTCCAGTTTTGAGTATGGTGCATTGCCAATGGACCCAGCATCAGATGGTGAAACATGGTGGAGTATTGACTCTTCCGATTCCGCATACTGGGCTGTGGCAAATAACATCAATGCAATGCGTGCAGAGGGCGGTCTACCAGCTCTTACTGTGAGTTCTTCGCTGTCAAGTATTGCAGATTCAAGATGTGAATACCTTATTGCAAACGATGTTTTTTCTCATGACGGTGCAACGACCGCAGAAATTTTGTGCTCTGGTGCAACAAGTGCGTCTGCAGCGTGTACGGGTTGGAAAAACAGCCCCAGCCATTATTCAAATATTATGACTTCGGGATATACACAGATGGGAATTGCATGTACTTTCAATACCGCATATGGTGTTGAAGTTTGGTGCGTTACATTTTCCTAACGCATCTTCACGTCCCGCAAACAACTCCTGATTGATAATAAAACTAACTAAAGTAGAGAGCCTCTTTTGTGGAGAGGCTCTCTACTTCTTTTTGTAAAAGACAAATCATAAACTAATCGGAATATTTTTGTTTACCACCCACATCTGAAGGAGGGGTGATTTATTTGGTCGGAACTGTTTCAAATTGCCATGTATCAGTATCGACAATACAAAACTCCCTCGAACCGTAAGGCGTGCCGTCCCAGTATGTAGAAAAGGTATCGCAAGACAGTACCCCGCCTTCCAGAATCACATCCTTAACAGGCGTATGGCCTACAACTTGCAGGTATTTCCCTCCCCTGAACAATCTGGAAGCATCGTTGTCTGGAGCGAATTGAGGTCTGTACCAAATAGGTGATGCGCTATCCCACATGAGGCCGCTGCCCATTTTATTGATTTCCTTGATGGTTTTACCAATCGCTTTCTGTCCACTTTGCGTTACCCAGCGATGTACAAAGAAGTTAGATAAGCCTCCGTGCATAAATAACGTCTTGTCAATTTTGTGGATATAGGCAAGCTGAGAAGGAGATGAAAGTGTGCGTTCCAATTCTTCTAACTTTTCACGAACCAGCATGCGTACTGCCGGATTGAATCCGGTTTCCGGCTTGTTCCATACATAGCTCAAATCGTGATTGCCGTAGCACCATAAAGATTGTGGGAACTGTTTGGCAAAACGAATTGCCGCGTCATATGCTTTTTTGTACAAATCCGGGTCATCTTTTCCAAAATCATCGGGAATATCCATTAAGCAAACGGCATTATCTGTCCTTTCGCCGCTCATGATAGCTGCTGCCTTTTCAAACATCCACGGTTTCAAATGGCAGTCCGGGATTACTAAAACTCGCATGGTCACTCCCCCTCTTTTCTTTGCGGAGTCATTGTCTCTATATTTATATTATACCATAAATTCAGACTTATTTCAATTTTCGTCAACCGATATACAGCTTATTTTTTCGATATATCGTTTAATAGAAAGAAGCCCCGATGCTTAGCGTATCGGGGCTTCTCTTTTTTGTTGGCGCATGTGGTAGGATTCGAACCTACGGGCCATTTCTGACCGCTGGTTTTCTGGACCAGTTCCATCAGCCGCTCGGACACACATGCATATGGCGCAGAGGGTGAGGGTCGAACTCACATGCCGCTTTCGCGACGGCAGCTTAGCAAGCTGCTGCAATACCTTTATGCGACCTCTGCAGATTTGCACCCATTTTTCTGAATTAACAAACTTTACTAGCGAACTCTAAACTTTACCAACTCATTTATGGGTGCGTTGGTGACCCCTGGCAGACTTGAACTGCCGACTCCAGCTTGAGAGGCTGGCGACTTAGACCAACTTGTCGAAGGGGCCTTATGGTGCGCCGGGTAGGATTCGAACCTACGAACCGTAACGGAACGGTTTTACAGACCGCCTGCTTTAACCTCTTGCGTACCGACACATATGGTGCTCCCGGCTGGAATCGAACCAGCGACACATAGGGCTTCAACCTACTGCTCTACCAACTGAGCTACAGAAGCAGATGGTGACCCGTGTGGGTTTCGAACCCACAATAACCTCCGCCGTGAAAGGGCGGCAACTCTACCAATTCGTCCAACGGGCCATATAGCCGCAATCCTGCGGCGAGGGTTTATGCGATGACAAGGATGTCATCAATTTTCGTATCGAGCATCGCGGCGAGAATCACAAGGTTGTCGATGGTAGGAAGTGCAGTGCCTGCCTGCCATTTGGCGACCGCCTGTGTGGATACACCGAGCGTGTCTGCCACATCCTTGACCTTGATGCCTGCTGCTTTTCGCAGTGCCTTGATATTGGCACCTGTTTGCTGGATATCGATGGTTGGAACGTTCATTTTCTTGCTGCCTTTCTATATTGCAGGCAACAAAAAAGCGCTGCCTGCCGAAATGACTCGACAAGCAGCGTGTGAAAATGCAGTTATCGTTTGGAGACGCACCGCATCTGTACATGGTCTGTTTTTGCTTGTCGATGGGTATAGGAAACAAAACTGGATTCGTAGGACTCGAATTCAGATTCATAACTATACTCGGCAAACGACGTAGCATTAACAGTGTTGCACAGCATCTTTGGTTGTCTCCTTTCGTTTCGTTCTGATTACATTATACCACTTTTGTGGTTCTGGTCAATCAACTTGTGGTTTATTTTTTCATCCATTTGGCGGTATCTGGTATATACACCGCATCTATCCCCTCTTGCTTCGGGTCAGACGGATTTTCCCTGCTGCCGACTGGCGGCTTCTGGCTCTTGACCTTGTACTTGTCGCGGTAGCCAGCTCCTTCGTGGAGAACGCGGTCTGCGCCGAGTTCGTACTTGCTCATTACACATACGCTCCTTCCGGAAGCCTGTCTGCATCTGACAGTTCATCGACAGTCAGTTCCCTCAATGTTCCTCGGCCTGTATCTAAGCCGATGGTATACATATACACTACACGGCTATCCTGAAATACTTCGGCCGGGGTTTTGCTTTTGCTGACGATTTGCTCTATTTGTCGCTTCGTTGCCGGATACAGAACCCAGCGCTCTTCGCTTCGTACTTCTGTGCAATTACAGAAATACATTCTTTCGTCTTCGTCCTTGCATGCGCAGAGCAACGGAATGCCGTCATAGCTCAAAAACATTTTATCGACAACAAGTTCTTTTCCGAACAATTCCTTGAAATTCAGTCCATCGAATAAGGGCTCTCCACACAAACTCATGTTTGTTCCCGCTTAACTTCCTCTGTGATTTTTTCAATGATACGCTCTGTACATGCGGAAACTACGGCATTAGCAGTAGCTTCTATTCCGAACTGAGAGCAGAACACATCCATTTGGATGTCATCCATGGGGTACCCAACAGAGTCATTAAACTTCCTCACCAATTCCCGAATGTCATCCTGATTGAGTGGTTTGACCTCATGTCTCTGAACGAATCTGCGAATCAAGGCTTCATCCAACTGGTCAGGACGATTTGTCGTTCCGATTACGATGACATCGTTTTTGATATTATCGAGCTCCTGCATGAGAGCGATTACAACACGGCTCATTTCCGCCACGTCGTCTTTCTTCCCTCGCATCGTACCCAACGCATCGATTTCATCAATGCACAAAACACAAGGCGTTCTCTTCGCATAGTCGAACATGTTTCCGATGTTCGTTTGAGTCTGTCCCAAAGAAGAGCTGATGATGCCGGAGAACTTCACGACGACAAAAGGCAAATCTGCCACATGCGCAATATACCGTGCAAGTTCTGTCTTTCCTGTTCCCGGCTTCCCTGTCAAAAGCAAAGAAGATGTGTAGTGGATTCCCAGTTCCTGCAACCGCAACGCTGCAACTCTTGTATTGAGAAGTTTATTGACAACAGATTGTTCCTCCGGCCGAATGAGAAACCTACCCTCAGGGAAATTCGTGACATCCTGTGCGGCGATAATCTTCTGCAGATTATAGGGCAGTTCAATGAGTTCCGGGCCTTTATTATCGAGTTTCTTTAGCTGATACTCTTTGAATTTTCTATCTTTCTCGGTCGCTATTTTGTTTAAGATGATTTTTGCTTGTTTTTGAGCGTTTCGAATGTCGCCATCAACAACATAGCGAATCAGTGCTCGTTCATAGTCATTCATTCTTGTCCCCTCAATTTGCAATGCCGTTAAGCGGTGCCTTCAAAAGCTCTGCGGCCTGCGCGGTAATGGGTTTTACATCATCGATGCTAAGATGATATGCTGTTGCGAGCTTTTGTCTTTCCTTTTCGATTTCATCGATTTTGAGTTTCTCTGCCCTGTCCACCATACTAATGGTCCGGTAGATGTATCCCGGCCCTCCTCCGAGTTCCGGCATCTTGCTTATATGGAAAAACAGCGTAACACTCACATTGGCGTACTCGCTGTGAATTAACAAGTCATCATTTTCCTGTTGCACATTTTCACCCACCTATCTCAATCTGATTTTTTGCTGCTGCGATATTTTTTTGCTTTGTTGTACACTCCATTTCATTGAGCTTTTTGAGCCATTTCGTTTTGACAATGTGTTCCAAGTAATCCGCATTGTATTTGGGATTCGATGAAATCACAGAGAACGGTCTACCAAGCTCTTTCTCTCTCAATTCTTCCGTTTCCCGCATTTTTTCAAGCATATACCGGAAATTTTCGGGGTAGTATTTATACAGATATGCGAAATTCAAATACGAGGACATTGGGCAATACATACAACCGCAGCGCTTGTTGGTTTTGTAGTAGTTGTTGAAAATCGGCTGCGTCTTTGCCCATTCCAAAATCACATCCTCGTTAATGCCGTTTTCTGCGAGAGGGTATATCTCTAACTTTTTGGCACTCAACCGCTTGTTAAAACGGCGTTCTTCATCGGCGCAATAGCCTATGTAATGCACTACATAAAAACCGACTTCGTTCAGCCATTTGGATAGTTGCCGCTTTGCATCAAGTTTATAGTGACCGTTACACCATCTTATTTTTCTTGTTGGGAAACCGCATTTATCATACAATTCTTCCCACGTTTTCCTCGGCTTGATTCGTACAAATTGGATGCCAGCTCGCTTGCACTCCGTTTCCATATAGTCGATAACGTTATGTATAAACGGGTAGTCGATTTCGAGTTCAAAGTGAACCACGCCGTCAAGCGGGTATCTGTCCAGATTGTGCAGTATGTAATTGAGCATATACAGGCTATCTTTTCCGCCAGATACGCTTGCCCAGTATGATGGGCGCAATGCAATTGCTTTGTCTGAGTCAGTCATTGTCGGTTACCTCCGTGAGCCAGTAGTCTTTACGGCACTCTCGATAAAAAAACCAACCCTGAACTGGGTAAAACTTCATATTTTGATTTTCTTAAATGTGTGGGAATACCTCATATACACTGACATACAGCATACCGGGTTTATAATCAGCATATTCTACTGGTCGCTTTTGCTCGTACACCTTCACATCGGAATTATCGTTCGCTGTGAGCCAGAGATATTTGACATGCTCAGCATAGCGCGGGTCTTCTATACGATAAACCTGACCTTCTTTGATTTTGAGACGGCGCATATAGGCTTGTACGCGAGAAAATTCAACAAATGCACCGTAGTCACCAATCACGATACGGTTGTATCCGTTCGCAATGATAGTGCCATCGGTGGTTTCGAGCGGAGTTGTATCTCCGGATATATTACACCATTCTGGCAATGCTTTCTGAAACTCGGCTCGCACATCGCAGAAGAATGTACGAGGAATAGGCTTGTATTTGTGTTCACGGGCAAGCTGCTCTTGGTATTCGAGCATCTGAGCACCGACTTTTGAAATTTTGTGTTTCATGGCTTTACCCCTGACTCAGCATCTGTGCAGATGCAATTTCTCGAATGCTACGATTCTCTTTTTCGGGAGCCGATACAATACGGCGATGAGAGCGCATCAGCGTCAATACACGGTTGCGGAGCTTTTCGTCCTTGATAAGCTGAGCAACCTGCTTGATTTCCGATTCGCGCAGATACATCGTACTGTTGATGAGAACGCCATGTACCTCGCCATCTTCGGAACTTTCCTCAACTTTATCGACATTGTCATAGGCGTAAATTACATCAACATCAATGCTGACGGACGCTTTCTCAAGAAGTTCAGTTCCTCCTTGGGCTACCAGCCACTTGTGTGTGTGGCTTTCGTCAGAAATGTATGTTTCGCCAATGAGTCCCAGCGGCGGCGACACAAGGTTGTTTGTGGAATAACGGATATGGTCCTCGCTTTCGTTGAGGTTATCCTGCCAAATACACATCGGCTTGAGGCTTTTGTCCTTAAAATGAACATAGGTGTCCTGAATGAATGTGCAGACGGTCCGCTTAATATAGTCGATTTCCGGCATCTCTTCTACATTACGGAAGACAAGGCGCGTAGACTCGCCCTCGCCGTACTCTTCGTCGTCCGTCACATAACGGACTTTTTCCAACACAAACTTGGGTTTTAATGCCTCTTTAACGGCTTCGAGAGAAAATACATTCCACTTCATTATGTCCTCCACTTCTTTTCCCACTGGTCGTATTCGGCAACTTCACGCTTTACGGTTTTTCCGTCTTTTTTATATAAGGTGATTCGCTGTGCATAGTTTGCGGCGTGTTTTTGCAGCCGCTGCAACGCTTCTTCTTCTGAGCTTGCTTTTGTAACTCCGCGATAGGAACCACCAGAGCCTAAGATTTCAGGCTCGTACCAACCTGTTTCGTAGTATACAGTCTGTTCTGTTGCTTCATCCAGAACAACTTTCCCCTGCTCACCGTAGTCACCCGTATAGCTGCTTCGGATGATTCGTGCGGCACGGTCGTTCTCCTGCTCTTCGTAGGCTTTGACAATAAAATCGACGTAGGTTTTGAACTTCTGCTCGTCACCTTCGCGATGCGCTTCAATGAGTTTCCCAATCGTGACAGTGTTGATTTGATTCATAGCCCCTCCTGTTTGCAGCGTACAAGCCACCATTCCTTATACTTATATTATACCACATTTGCGGTTATCAGTCAATTTATGTGCATAAGAAAAAGACCATCTTTCTTTCGTTGGATGGTCTTTTTTCGTATTTTACTTTAACGCAACCACAATCAGAGTTTTCCAAGAACATTTTGGAATATACGGAAATTTGAATCATCTCGCGGCGAGCAATATACAGCGAACTCAATAGTTTCAAACTTCATCCGGTATTCTTGCACCACTGTCTTCATTGCCTGTGCTACAGCCAACGGCGGGTTGCTGAACGCACCGCATCCGAATGCGCCAAGTATGACAACCTCATTGCCGTTTTTCCATGCGATATCAAGCACTTTTCTCATCCGTTTTTTGTGCAGCGCCTGCAGTTCTTTCTGGCTGATGCGCACAGTCGTGTTTCCGTCATTGGGGTTCATACTATTACTGGGGCGCTCCCGCAGATTCGGGGCTGCGCAGGTCAGTACATTGACAGAATACCACTTGTCCTCTGGTAATAGCTTGGGATATGTGGTATCGGACTTGAACGCAATGACGCCCGGCGTGTAGATGCAGTCATCATTGTGCAGTGGGTTCTGCTGGCGGCGGTGAGGCGCATAGAACTCCTTCCAAAGGATTTCTTCTTTGAGATTCGGATACAGTGTGGAGCAGCGGCAGATTGCCTCTTCCTGTGCCGAAGAACCTTTCGTCACACCACCGCCCGGATTTGCCGCAGAAGCAAAGTTGTGGATGCAGACTTTCTTTCCGGCATAGGCGTAAGGCATTGCTGCTTCCAGTGTGCGCTTGGGGCTCACGATGATTTTGGCAGGCTGAGCATAGGTGATTGCCTGCTTCTCTGTGCATTCGACACCTTTCGGATACAGCTTCTGTTTTTTGGCGCTTTGCTCGATGGCGTCGCGCAGCGTACTGTTTTGCTTGCACAGAGCAAATGTATCCTCGAAAATTTCAATATTTTCCTGTCTTCCCATAGTATTTTTTCGGACTTCCAGCTTTTCACGGGTTGCTCCGTTACTCAGTATGGATTTCTGCTTCATAGCGCGGGCTTACCGCAGGCCGCAGCCCTTGATAGAGGCCCACTCTCCACAGACTTTAAGATTCGGTCGCCCTGACCGTACTGTTCACCTGTAGTTATGAAGCGGCTGGCGTAGCCAGCATGTCCATTCCTTTCTTTAGCTGTATCTCGGTACTTTCTGTAGGCTCGAATGTACTCATAGGACGGTGCAACCATGCTTATTTGTTGCTCGAATTCACTACCCGATATTTACAAACATCAGTATCATGGCAGCCACTACCATCACTTCACCCGTGATGAGAACGCCATCACACAGATGTCTCATATCTTCGATTTCGCTATAGGTTACAACGCGTTTCCCGTCAAAGTACGGGTAGTACGGGATACAAAACGAAGCTAATATTCCCCCGAAACCGATAATGCCGCCTATTGCAAGCAATATCATTGCTGCCACAAATAAGGATATATTCATGATGACACCTCACATCTTCCGTACTGCCACGATTGTGGTGCGCGGCGCACACCCATTTCTCGAAGTTCCGCATCAAACAACTCTACATCAGACACATGCCATCCGTACAAACGGCCAGCGGTTCGCCCATAATCATACAGCTCTTTTTGACTCATACAGCCTTGCTCGCAAAACCTTTTGGTTACTGCCGGAATTTCATCCCCTGTTGCCGTGTATGCTAAATCCTCGAAGCAATGCAGCGTTTCGATTTTGTTACAGACAAAGGTGGCAACGATTTTCCCGCAACCACCTTCCTTTTTTGTTTCGTAACACATGACTGCGAAAGGATACTGCAAATCCCATGGAGAGGATTTTCGGATTTCAAGTGTCTTCTTCCCTGACTTGATTTTATCTAACCATTTTTTCTGTATACTGAGAACAACTATTTTCCCGTTATTGTTTTCTATCGCCGAATGTAAAATTTTGCTTATCATCTATTTTTTCTCCGTTTCATACTTATATTATACCACCTTTCTGCCGTTTGGTCAATTAAAAAGAGCCCTGCATTTCTGCAAGGCTCAGGTTGAGGAAATCATATGTCAGTATGATTTTCTCTGATAGCATTTAGCTACCCGTCGTTACTCGCAGGTTATCCCTGCGTTTCAATCTAACGCAACCCATAAGGGTTGCAGGGAGGTACGCGGGTTACTGAGTTTCCTCAGTTTCCTTTCTCTCCCACGGTTCGCTGGCGGCCTTGATGCACGCCGCATAGATTGCGCGTGCTTCATCGATGGTCGCACAGGTGTAGGGGAACGGATAGCCGTCGCAGTCACGAACTGCGAGGATGTCCACGGGACCGGAGGGCGACTTTACATAGTCGCCGACAGAGAAGCCGTCGAAGAACTTCTCGATGGAGATGCAGTGGCCGTTGACGACCGTCTGCTCGATGGTGGCCTGCGGGTCCTCAGGTTCATCCTGAGGTTCGGTCGGGAGGTCGTACTCCTCGTACTCCTCCTCGTAGGTTTCGTGCTTTCGCATTAGTACCTCCTCGTCTTGTATTAACAACGACAAAAATACCGCTACACAAAGATGTATAGCGGTATCCCGATTGTTAATATGGTGATGTTCATAGCTTGCGCCATGAACCTTTTACTTATTGTGCTTTTTTATTATATTAACTTTGCAGCAGATGGCAAGAATTTTTTTTAAAAATCTTTTATTTTATTCCTGCTAAAAACTTTGTATCCGCATCGTTGTCCCATGCTGCCTTCTGCGAAATCAAGAAACGTATATCGTTTTCGCTGTACAGCCTGAAATGGTTCACATCCGTACAGATATTGAACCCATACGGACTCCAAATGCCGCCTTGCCGATGGACATGACCATACAGATTCAGCATTCCCGGTTTACAGTCGATTGGCCTGTGTACAAGGTACAGTTTTGCGCCATCTATGGAGATGGTATCATTTTGTTTTACATCGAGAAATCCGTGTCTTATGCAGAAATCTCTGAATTTTTCAAAATTGTTCTCAAAACAATATTGCATGACGCGTTCCTCGTTGTTGCCCATAATGAGGATGACTTTGGCATTGACTTCTTGCACAAGCATTAACCCCGGCAGGAAATCTTTTTCTGTGCCATTGTAGTTGCACATATCACCAAGATGATAAATGACATCGTCCTTTGACGCCTGCTCATTCCAAATCCTGATTTGGTCATCGCAATACTCTTTGATGGTCTTGTAGGGACGCATTTCACGGCGAAGGATTTTATCCCCAGTTTTTGCAAAATGCGTATCAGATGTGAACCAGCGCATCAGCAGCTTTCTATACCTTTCCCCTTGATTTTCATGCGCTTAATTGCTTCTTTCGCAAGTTCCGAGCGTTCACATTCAGATTCCTCGAATGTGATTTGCGTACAGACCTTACTGCCCTTCATAGCATTTGCAGCATAGGTAAGACCGTTCGTCTTAGAGTCCAGAAGCGGGTTATCTACCTGATTCGGGTCTCCGGTCAGAATGATTTTCGTACCGACACCTGCGCGGCTGATAATGCCGAACGCCTGCAGCGGGGTCATGTTCTGAGCCTCGTCGATAATCATATACCGGTCACGGATACTTCGACCGCGCATATATTCCATCGCCTGCGCTTCAATCTTTCCAGAATCGAAAAGGTACTGCGCATACGAGTTCGGAGCTACAATTTTATCCTCGGCCTCTTCCGTTGCGAACTTGCTCTTCTTGCCGCCCTTGCCCTGCTTTGTGCCATAATCTTCACTGTTCACCGCTGTAAGCTGGTCAAGGTTATCCATGATAGGACGAATGAGCGGATTGATTTTTTGAGCCTCGCTGCCTTTGAGGAATCCAACGGTTTCATCGAACTTTACATTCGGGCGAACGACAAGCATACTCCGGTATTTTGGGTTTTCCCCTACCGTCTGTTCCAGACCGCAAGCAAGGGACAGGAATGTCTTTGCTGTGCCTGCATCGCCCATCAAAATTGTCAGCGCAGAAGATTCAAGCGAATCGAGCAGTGCATGCATTGCCATTTTTTGACCTGCATTTCGAGGCTTTACGCCGTATGGATGCATTGCGTCAAAGTTCAATTTGACCAGATTATTGCCTTTTACCTGATAGATGCCGAGTGTGGATTCATTGGCTCGCTTTACTGTCACAAACTCATTCTCGATGTATTCAGAATCTGCCTTTGCCTCTGATACCGGAATGGTATTCGGGATACCAAACCGGTCAATGTCGTCATTGTAGCAGTATGCTACCGTGCGACCCAGATAGCGGTTCTCGGTATCCACGCTGTCGGAACGGTAAACCTCGGCTCTGAATCCAGCTTCTTCTGCCATGATGCGCACCGCAGTGCTGTTAGAAACGATGATGACGATTCTATTTGAGGGCAGGGCTTGCGCTGCTTCAATCGGGGATTGGCTCCGGCTATTCCCGACGCAGACAATGCCGCCGGATTTAAGAGGCACGCCTTCGCGCAGGTTTCCGCGTTCGCGCAGTTCCTCAATAATTCTGAGCGCCTCCTGTGCGTTCTTGCTTGCCTCGCTCGTGGTTTTGCGCATTGCGTCAAGGTCTGTGATTACATTGTATGGAATCCATACGACATGTTCATCGAATGCGAAGATGGCATACGGAGAAGACAAGAGAACGCTCGTGTCGAGCACATAGATTTTCTTCTGGGAATCATTCGTTTTAGCATCAACCATATCTTGTACGCGAGTTTATGCTCGCAGCTCCTTTCATAAATTATGGCAAGGATACCCGCGACTTTAGTCGTGGGTTATTGACTCAATTTCTCGCCGATGCAATTTCATGCCGAACAACATCAGCCTCTGTATAGAATTCGTCGCTGTAGTCGTCCTCACTCGTTTCCTGACAGACCTTGTGCTGGTGCGGCGCGGAGCCTTCCTGTTCGATGAAAATGCGCCAGACACCGGATGAGTAGCAAATAAAGAGAATCGTGCCGTCATCCAGAAAAAGCCTGACTCCGGCAACATCGAAACACTCGATTTCATTCTCGAAGTATCGAGAATTTTCGATACAAACGATATCATCGCTGTGACCGTAAATCTTGACCATTCTGTCTGCTCCTCTACCTAATTACAAAATCCTTTATGGCATCCTCTGCCTCACTGTACCGGCTCGCATTGCGCTGAGCAGTCTGTGAGAGAGCCTCCCGCTCTTCTTCCAGCGCTGCCTGCATTGAGGTCTTTTGTACCTGCTTGGCGCGGGATGTATGAGTATTCTTATGCTCTGCATATTCCGCAATGATTCTATCCATCACCGCCCAGCGTTCCTTGTCTGGAAGTGCATTCAGGTTAATGTTATCTTTGCGCAGTTGTTGAATTGCGTAATCCAAATACTCGAACTCTTCCTCGGACGGGATGGCTTCGACATAATCCAGCATCGTGGCTGGAGGACCTTTGTAGGTTGCCAAAGCCTCTTTGTGCATTTTTTCAGCAACCTCTGACCCGTACCATGTGTCCGGCTCATAGCCGTGGTTCCGGTATACCTCTGCTACCCAGAGCGGAAATGCCTCATTATATGTCATGACAGTTTTGACACCATCAATACCGGAAATATTTCGGTACCGCCTTTCCATTCTCAAAATTCATAATCATAGCGGCAAACTCTTCGAAATCCAAAGGCACAAACTCTGCTGTTACATCCAGTGTGGCATCGCATTCTACCGCAATCTCTCTGATTGTGGTCAAGAAATCGGTAAATACGGAGACCTGCTCCTTTTTGACTGTCATACTGGAGAAAATATGAAGAGTGGTTTCGTCTATGTCGGCAAAGTCTCCATCCTCAATGCCTGACATATCTCTTATGGAATCCAGCGCCTTCTCAATTCTCGTACGCTGGTCAGCCGAAAACTCGTCATCGACCTCCAAGTCCAACTCAAAGTTATAGCAGAACCATGCAGGGATGTCGGCCACTTTTTTCTCCGATACATAATCGGGAGAATCGGTAAGAACGCCGTTTTCGAAATGAAGCATAGAAATACTGGACTCACAGTCGTAGTATTCCAAACCATGGTAAGTCACAGCATTACTTTCGTTGCTCTGCAATACATCGCTCCAGTAATTAAATCCATAGAATGTATCGTTACTGAAATAGTGAATCATTTCATACGACAGTACGACCGTCACATCCACATCGTTCAGAATCATGTTCACGGAATCAACTGTCTTATGGTCTTTCTGCCAGTCTTCATCCAGACCACGAAAACCTTTTCCGCCTGTTTTATCAACGAGATACAGAATCATCTCCCCGTTGATGCTGATTGCCAAGTCGTGCAGTGCCATAGATTCGATGCTGACAGAATCTAAAAATTGATGCAGATACTTTACGAGTTCCATTCTGATTTCATCAGCATTTTTGTCCCCGTGTCTGATTTCGATTTTTTCGATAGCGACAAGCTCTGTACTCATGAATAGGTCCTTACCTTTCTGTGGCTATTTTGTTTTCGTGCTTTTTATGCTATTTATATTATACCACATTTGCCGTTTTCAATCAATTACGATTACGCGTAGAATTGTTTCTCGTTTTTTCTCAATTCGCCCCTTTTTTGCTATCAGTTGGCAGCCATTTGATAAATAGCTACATGCACATTCTGCCAGCATCCGTTGCAGGTATACAGCAACGCTTTCCCTGCACCCAGCGTATTCATGACATCGTTGCCTGCGTTGTCTACGATACATGTTCCGGTATTGTGTCCCTTAAAGTATTCCGTACAAATGTATTTCGTGCCGTCGATATAGGCAATCGTGCTTCCCGGTACGGAGTATTGGATATTTGTATAATTCCCTTGGTTCCAGTGGTCTGCTACGGTAATGCCCTGACCTGTTTCCCATATTGCGGCTGAATCAGCTGCATCAGTAATCTCTTGTGTACAGCCATATATGAGTCCTGTGTTGATATTCAGCTCAGGTATAACTATACGCCCCGGTATAGGACCTTCCGCTTTCATGTTTTGCTGAACAATCACCTTGCAAGTCGCACTGACATCACCTGCTGTGACTGTGATTGTCGTGCTTCCCTTTGCAACAGCCGTGAGTGTTCCGTTCTCGTCAATCGTTGCTACTTCCGGATTCTCTGATTGGAACGAAATACCGTCAATGAATGCGTCTTCCGGAACGATAGAATACAGTATTTGTTCTGTATCTCCGTCTTTTGTTCTGATTGTTGCGTTTTTGATTTCTATCTTTTCGATTTGCGGCTGTACGATTACGGTTGTTTTTGCTGCTATGTCTGTTCCTTTTATTTTCGCTGTGACTACTGTTTCTCCTTTTTCAAGCCCCTTAATTTTTCCTGTCACATCAACCACAGCAACTGTTGTGTCATCAGATATGTATTGAATGTCTGTATATGTAGCGTTTGCTGGTTCAATGCTCGGATTGAGCTGTTCCGTCATCCCCGGCGTTAAGTGAACCGTGTCTGGTATAATCAGTTCTTTAGGAGAGATAACTACACTGATTGCTTTTGTGACAACAAGCTTTTCGTTCTTGCCCGCATACGTGATACGTGCTGTTCCTACTCCCACCGCATGGATAATACCTTCTTCGTCCACTGTTAAGACCATATCGTCATCAGACGAATAGTGCATACCGAGGCGTTCCAGTTCTTTTTCCAACCGTTTTTCGCTTGGTGCTCTCTGCGCATAAGAGAATTCCGGTATAATCGTATAAGTGTCCGAACATTCGATGGTATCCGGCACGTCAAGCTGCACGCCTGTGATTTTTGTGGCAGCAATATCCATCAGCACCATG